TGTCCCTTAGATTTATCTAAGGGGAAACCGAGTCACTGAAGCCCCCGACCACATAGGATCGGTGGTGACAATTGGCACTTTGGCTCCGGACATCCTTTGTTGTGCTACTAGCATAACACAAGGCCGGATACCAGAGACTTCCAAAGGTCACCTTTCAGTGCCCGCTCGAGTATATAGAACTACACAACATAAAGTGATTATGCACGCTTCCTAGACAAGGAAGGTCGGTTATCCCTTAAAGGACTCTCCAAATGACACCCAGTATATTTATGAATATACTGGATCATAGGGACAGCCTCTAAGGCCCGATCTTGCCATACATCTAGTAGCTGCTTAGTCAACTGGGCTTGTGCAAGAGATATGCTACGCGCTCGTCTCAGACTGAAGACTTCCTTACCAACAAAGTACTTGCTAATCCCTATCTCGAATATATCAACTGAAGGATCACTAACAAGAGTGTTAGCTTCCTCAACTGATTTTCGAAGTAGGCGATTAACGACCTCTGTTATAGGGTTGCATTCACGTCTGAGAGCTTGTAATAGTTGGACACTCAAGCTCGGGAAGTGCTGACGATAAGGTAAATCTACAGATTTCTGTATCTTTGCATTATCATCAAACAACTTCTCAATATCACGTACTACTATTCTTAACTTTACCTCTTGGACAAAGTCCACTAGCAGATTATACATCTGGGGGGGTGATAAAACCTCCCATAAAGGAAAGCTACGTTGGAAGTATTCTCTTACGGACAATATTAATTGTTCGCAGGATTGGATACGGTCAATGTAGGTACCAGCTTTCATATTACTATGAAAGTCTGATACATAGTGATACACCATATAAAGCTTTATGATTCGCTCTCGATGAGAGAACTTACCATATAGCCCTAAAATGGCAGATATTAAGTCCGGGTGCTTACCTATAGGCAAGTTCCATCCGTGAATTGCTTGGTTCCTTAGAAATTCATGAAGAAGTGAATACTTCTTCTGTGTTTCTAAGAGACCCCCAATAGAGAAGCCTGAGATCTCAACCCCTTTATACACTATTCGTTTAGCAAATTCAAACATATCGAAAGATACGAGTGACTTACTATCGTTAATAGGCATATCGAGGAGGAGACACAGGGCCTTATATTGGAAGGCAACTTCACGATCAGCAATAACTAAATCATCCCCAAGTAACACATACCCTGTAAATCTCTCGTTAGGGGTAGTAACCCCTGAGAGAAAAGCAGAGTATTGAACAAGGACATGATGAGTTAATGCCATCGCTGCCCAGGACGAGTACGCCCCCATCGGCTGACCAGCTCTGTACATAACAGAGTCATGGCCTTTGACGAGGTACGCATCTCTAACAAGCAGTCGTTTCCATGCTGCTGCCCGATCTGCTCCAAGCAAGTAGGTTAATACCTGCTCTTGTAACGTCACAGGCATTCTGTCTGTGGCGGCGGAGAGATCGTAACAGTAATATGGACCAGTAGGTGGAAGCTTTGAAATAAAACTATCCTGATCAAAGGTACAATCCTGCTTAATCCCTTTCAAGATACCCATAAGGGCATCATGAATTGGAAATAAACAAGTTTGTGTCCAATAATCAAGAATAGCAATAATTCTAGTCTTCCCCTCCTTATCACTAAAGTAGCTAAGTTTACGAGTATACTTCTCTGGTTTATTATGGATTGTAGTCCACAATTCCATCATAGTGTGACCTAATGGAGTCTGGAAATATGGTTTCCGCATTGCTACTTGAAGCGCCTCACCACCCAAAAGGTAAATATCTTCCTTTTGTTGAGGTGACAAAGCGTCCAAGTCAGTAAGTGCGGTTGCCATAGCCGGACCGTTAGGACCACTTTTGGTAGAAAAGTGAAACTGCTCCCATGATAACTCTTGAAAATTGACCCCTAAATTCTTACAGATAGCGCCAATTACGGCCTCCTCTAAATGAGGTAATCCTGTAGAAGGTGTAGTAATGGTATCAGGTGAGAAGACAGGTTCGATCTTAAAAGCCCTCCCAACATTTAATAATGTTAAGAGAATCCTTTGAGAATCGACATTGTCTTTCAAATCTGGTTCCCATTGCTTCAACTCCCTAGGAAAACCTGAAGAAGTTAGTGCAATAAATTCAAGTTCATAAAGCGGATTCCCACTAAGGTACCTTAAAACAGACAATCTAAGATTCTTATATCTTAGTAAGGTTTGTTTTAAGCCTTGTTGGTCCACATTATGAGAGAATGTATCAAGAAACTTAAGCACACGATCATTATATGCTGGATAGTTGCTAATATACAAGGCTAATACTATAGGGATTAACTTCCTTATCGTACTTAGTCTATTGTAGAAAGCAATATCTAATATATAATTGCATCGCGTGATAGGTCCCTACCCACGACTGAGTTAGGGTGCTAGCCTTCTCAACCGCTGGCCGTACGACGGGCCTAGGTCAGAGATTTCTATCCCATTCCTAGCTGTCTTGATGAGGACTAATAGTAGATATAAGAAGATAACTCCAAGGGGGCTAAAATTAGCACCATTGGAAATCACCTTATTATAAACTACTTTAGAAGTTGTCATACAATAGGCATAGGGGTAGGTTGGAACGCGAGGTGGATTCCACTTGCACAGGCTCCACAGCCTGCTGTTTATTGGGGTTCAACCTCACTGCTTGTGGGTAAGGTTTCCCACCC